CCCGCCGCCCCCGCCGCCGCCAGTGTTGCCCCCGCCGGTCGAGCCCCCGCCCCCCGCGCCCCAGCATTCGACCAGCACGAGCGTGTCGGCCGCATAGCCCGTAGGCTTGGTCCAGGTGCCAGAGGCCGTGAACACCTGCCGGTCGGGCAGGGACTTGTCCGCGAGCTTGGCCGCAGTCACCGAGCTATCCGCCAGCTTCCCCGTCGTCACCGACGCGTCGGCCAGCTTGGCGGTCGTGATCGCGGTGTTCGGGATCTTCGCCGTCGCCACTGCGCCGTCGGCAATCTTGGTCTCTGTCACCGCGCCGGAGCCGATCTTGTCCGCCGTAACCGCGCCGGTGCCGATCTTCGTAAATGTCACCGCGCCGGAGCCGATCTTTGCCTCGGTCACCGCGCCGGTGCCGATCTTCGCCTCGATCACCGCGCCGGTGGCGATGTCCGCCGCCGCCACGTCCGCCTTGGTCGCCATCGCGCCGAGCCCGAGCGCCGTCCGCACCGCCGTCACCGTGCCGGTGGACCCGAGGGTGTCGCGCAGGAAGTCCAGCACATCGTTGAGCTTCGACTTGAACCCGCCCTGCGTGACGGCAGAGCCGGTCATGTCGTTGTTCGTCGGCAGGTTTGCCATCAGTCCGTGTCCTCTCAGTAGCCGTGGATGGTCGCGTCGATCGTCGCGGCGATGCCTGCGCCCGCCGCGTCATAGGCCTGCAGCAGCGGCCCGAGCGTTTCGTCCTTGTCGATGATCTTCAGCGTGCGCGCGCCGGTGCCGCCCTGCAGCGTGGCGACGACGGCAGCGATCTGCGTGTAGCTGCGAACGATGGGCAGCCGCGTCCCGCCGGCGGCGAGCGCGACATCTGCCAGCAGCTCAGTCACCGGCTCGGCATCCAGCCGCGCGACCAGGGCGGTCACGCGCGGCCGCGTCACTCCGCCATCGATCTCGACGCGGATCGCCGCCGGCAGCGCGGATGCGGGGATCGGGACTGCCAGCGGCGCCCAGTCCGCGGTCGCCTGCGCGGGCCACATCAGCGCCGCGTCGGCTGTCCACATCGCTGCGGCATCGGACGTCCACATCTTGGCGATCGCGCGCCACAGCACGCGCGCGCCCGCCCCGTCCGCCCGCAGATCGACCAGCACCCGCCCCGATCCGGGCGGCGTCAGGAAGTCCAGATCCTCCTCGTAGGCAAGCGCAGGCCAGATGACGCTCGCCCACATCAGCGCGGCGTCGGACGTCCACATCAGCGCCGCGTCGTCGCCCCACATCGGCAGCGCCGAGGAGGTCTGCGACACCAGATCCCCCGCGTCCAGCACCGCGCCGAAGCGGCTGCCGCCGAACGCGTCGGCGTGCATGTCCTGCTCCGCCACGCCGAACCGCGCAGGCGCATCGCCGAGATCGGTGTAGATCGCCGACGGCGCCAGGCTTTCCCGGCCGCCGTCGTCCACAGCCTTGATCGCGATCGTGACGGGCCCGGCCGGCAAATCATCCAGGACGAAGGGGCTGGCCGTCAGCAGGCCGCCATGCGCCGGCGTCATGCGGCCCCAGTCGGCCACGCTGCCGCGGCACCAGCGGATGCGGTACCCGGCCAGGTCCAGGTCCGAGACATGCGACCAGTCGAGCCGCCGGCCGCTGATCGTGAACGTGGTCACGTCGCTCGGCGGCGCGGTCTTGCCGGCGACCACATGCGACACGGCCGCCGACCACTCACCCGCCAGCCCGGCCGCGGTTACCGCGCGCGCCGCGACCTCGTAGGTCTCGCCCTCGGTCAGCGGGTCCGTGAACAGCAGGGCCTCGCCGGCGCGGTCGGGCTGCGCCGCGCCCTGCTGCCAGGGCTCCCCGGCTGCGGCGCGCCGCCAGCGCAGCTGCGCGCCGCCATCGGCCCGCACGGTGGCGCCGATGCGCGCCAGCACCGTGCCGTCGCGGCCGCGCAGCAGGCCGCGGGAGTCGCTGAACACCTCGGTGATGGTCGGCGCCGGCGGCGGGGTGGTCGGCGCCGGGGCCAGCAGCGTGGCCTGCGGATCCCAGGGCGGGATCGGCGCAGTCTCCGCCTGGTGCACCGCCGGCGCTGCGTCCACCAGCACCAGCGTGGCGGACATGTCCGGCCCCGGCCGGATTTCCTTGACCAGCAGCTCGACGCTCTCGCGCCCCGCCTCGCCCACCAGCGCCAGGTCGCCAGGTGCCACCGCCGGGGTGAACGGCGTGACCTGGTCGGTGGCAAGGGTGACGATCTCTGCCTGCGGGTAGCCGACGCGGACCGTGAAGGAGACGGTCGCGCCTGACGGGATGAATACATGGGCCGACACGTCGATACGGTCGGAGCCTGCTGTCTGCACCCCGTTGAGGTGATGCTGCTGCTGACGGAGCGGAGCTTCCGTCGGCACGATGGTGCCGGCGCCTGCGATCACGCCGTTGTAGGCGTTCACGAGCCAGCGCTGGATGCGCGCGGACACGGTCAGCCCGGCCAGGCTGCCGGCAAGGAGGCGGACAAAGATGGCGCCGGCCACGCGCTGGCCCGGCGCCACCAGCACCCGGGGCGGCTCGAACCGCTCATTGATGATATCTGTCGCAGTGCCGCTGTAGGACACGTCGACATACGGGATGCCGTCATCCACCCCGCTACTGATGATGCTGCGCGTCACGCCGAAAATCGTGCCAGTGATGAACCAGCCCGTGGGCGCCGTCCCCTGGGTGCCAGCGATGGCACCCGCGGCATCGGCATTTGTGATCAGGTTCCGCGCCGCGGCCGCCGTCCTGTCCCCGGCGATCGCCGGCACCGCGAAGGCCGTCCGCTCGCCCGGCGGGGCCGATGCCGGCGTCACGATGCTCTGGCCGGCCGCCGCCCGGATGCGGAGCGCCAGCCCGGCATTGGCCGGCACGCCGACGGCTTCGTCCAGCGTCACGCCGACGATCGCGCCCGCGCCATCGCTCTCGGTCGCGACGATCCGGCCGGCCGAGACGCCGAAGGCCGGCACGTCATGCGTCACCCGCACCAGGTCGCCGCGCGTCACCAGCAGGTGCTCGATGTCGGCCGTCAGCTCGTAGGTGTCGGGCCGGAGCTGCGCGACGGCCATGGCGTAGCGCGTCTCCCGCCATGCCTGGTCGCGGTTGGTGACGCCGAAGAACTCGATATTCTCGATCCGCGTGGCGGTCGCCTCGTTGTAGCCGTCGGCGTAGACCATCACCTCCTGCTGGCTCCACTCGCGCTCCGGCTCGATGTAGCGGGCTGCGATGGCGTGCGGCGCGCGGCGGAACACGCGGCGGCCACTGAAGCCGCGGCTGTTGCGCGGCGTGAAGTGCTGGATCGGCACGGTCTGCGGCCGGTCCCGGACGATGCTGAACTTCCCTTCCCGCATCCCGAAGGCCGCCCGGCCGGCGGCGGCGATGTCGCGCAGCGCCTCGAACACCGTCGTCTGGCTGTCGAACACGCCGTTGAACTCGCGCCTCGGCCCGGCGCCGGACGCCGGGGCGGCGGCGCATTCGGCCGCCCAGTCCACGAATTCGGCCAGGTCGATCCTGGCATCCGCGATCGGCCGGCGGTTGGCTGTCCCGCGCAGCACGTCCAGGTAGGCCCATGCGGGGCTGCGCGTGACCTGCTCGACCCATGCAGTGCCGGTCCAGACAGGCAACACCGCCTCGGCCAGGGCGTTCACCTGGTCGAGCGTCCCGCTCAGCTGGTCGCTCGCCTTGATCCTCAGCGCCAGCAGGCAGCGGCCCGTGGCACTCACCGGCGGGGCGCCCTGGACCGACCGCACGGCCGTCAGGAATGTGTCGTCGCGGATGGCCGTATCCTGCGCGTCCGCTGTCAGGCGCGTCACGCGGATCTCGCGGCGGCCTGGCACGTCGAACAGGATCCGCTCGCCACGCGTCAGCCGCTGCTCGCTCGCCGCCGTGAAGTCCCGCTCTGCGTGCAGTGTCCAGGTGGATGTGCCGGCTGGGCGGTGCTCGATCCGGACGCGCACGGTGCGCTCCAGCCGCTGGCTGCCCTGCCCGAACCGCACCAGGCCGAGGAATGTCACGTCGATCAGCGCCTCGCGCGCGTCGTCCCGCGTCTCGACCACCTGCGGCGCATTGGCGCGCAGCCGCATCGCGTAGCCGTCCTCGCGCACGGTGCGCGGGTAGAGCGTGATCGGCGGATCGCCGGGCCTGCCTTCCCGCAGCTCCATCTCCACGCCGTCGAACTGCTCGATCGGCACGGTCCCGATGCGGATCTCGCTAATCTGCAGCGGGCCGTGGCCGAAGTCGAACAGCGCGCGGAGGTATTGGTCCTCCCCCTCCGCCTCGCTGATCGTGCGGGCCGCGAGCAGCGGGAACACCCGCACCCGGCCATAGACGCGCGGGACCGGGCCGAAGGGGTTGGCCTGGTTCGCCGTGCTGGTCAGCGTGAGCGAGAGCCGCGACGCGGACAGCGCGGACAGGTTGGGCTTTGGCGGCGGGATCAGCGCGTTGATCGCCAGCATGCCGACGGTGGTGAGCACCGTGCCGGCAAGGGCTGTCGCTGTCGCGGCGCCGATCGCTTTGCCTGTCGCGCCTGCGATAGCCGTCCCCAGCGGCCCGGCCAGCACGCTGGCTGCGACCACGACGGCGATCGCGAGCACCAGCCGCAGCACGTTTTTGCCGCCGCCCCCCTGGCCCCTGCCGCGTGGCACCACCCGCACCAGCACCAGCACGCCCGCCCGCGGCCGCACGCGCGGCCACAGCCGCTCCGGCACTTCCGATTCCTGGCCGTCCGCGGACACGAGCCACACGCGCGCAAAGCCGCGCAGCACCGGGTCCGGGATCGCCGATGCGACGATGACGTCGAGCGTCTGGCCCTCCGCCGCCTGCAGATCCACCCGGCGGGTGGAAAACGGCCCCGGCAGCGCCGCGACTGGCACGAGCCCACCCGTCATGGCGCGTCGCCGCCCGCCAGCATCCCCGGGTGGCGCCAGATGCTGTCCACGCGCCGCCCCCAGCGGAGCCCGTCAAGCCGGTCGCAGGCGGCGCCGATCCCTGCCTCGGCGTGGAGGAACCACGGGAACCCGCAGATCACCCCGACATGCGCGACCCGGCCGGACACCCGCAGCAGCGCCACATCCCCATCCAGCAGGAAGGGCCCGGATACGCGGCGCCAGGTCTCGCGGTTGGCCGCGATCGCGCCTGCGATCATGTCCACCTGGTCCGTCGCCTGATACAGCTCGGTGTGGTCGGGCAGATGGATCCGGAAGCGGCGGCGGAACACCAGGCGCACAAGGCCCCAGCAATCCACCCCGTCCTCCTCGCGGCCGCGGTCGCGGAACGGGATGCCGACGAACTCCCCGACCCAGCCGGGCGGACGCGCCAGCATCAGAACAGCCCCGGGTAATCGGCGGGTGTGTAGGCGTTGGCCGGGAACGGCGCGTTCAGCACGTCCTCGAACACCAGCTCCGCCTCGACCGTCAGCGCATCATACCCCGCATCCGCGAGCGTCAGCTCGAACGGGCCGGCCTCCACGACGTCGGGCGCGCCGCGGCGCACGACCTCGAGCGTGACGGTCGGCGGCTCGGTCAGCGCGCGCAACGCCAGCACGATCTGCCGATCGACGTTGTCGATCCGGAGCGTGACGCGCTGGACGCTGTCCGCATCATCCCCGGGGAGATCCACCTCGAACGGGAAGGCCAGGAACTCCTGGCCCCGGCTGGTCAGCGGCGACAGGTCGTTGACCACGCGGATCGGCGGCGACAGCCCGGGTGCTGCGATGGTCAGCAGCATGACCCAGACCTCGGCCGTCTCGGCTGCCGTGAGGGACCGGACCGATGCGATGGCCAGCGGGCGCGGCATCAGGGCAGGATCTCGATCTGCAGGGTGGCGCGGAACAGCGGGCCGGAGACGTGGCGAAAGGCCGGCGGCTCGGTGAAGCGCATCGTCGCGGCGGTGCCGAGCCGCGGGTGCTGCCACGCGAAGGCCAGCGCGCCACCGCCGAGCGTCGTGCGCCAGAACGCCTCCAGCGTCACCGTCTCTGCCTGCGTCAGCAGCAGGGACCCCTGCCAGCGCACCGGCCCGGCGGAATACCGCCGCCGGACCTTCGCGGGGCCCGCGTCCATGTCGCTGCGGATCGCGAGCGTCGGCAGCGTCTCCGCGTATTCGTCGATCTCGGTCGCCTGCGGCAGGCCAGCGGGCCAGACGGCGGTCATCGGAGGCCGCTCCGGCGCAGCCCGAAGCTCTGGGCCATGTCGCGGTCGAACGCGCCCTCGCGCAGGCCGCGCGATGTCTCCGCGCGGATCAGCGCGCGGATCACCCGCTCCCCGCCCGGGCCCTGGGTTTCCTGCGTCTCGACGGGCGGGGCGCCGGACCCGCGCTGGTCGATGATCTGCACCGTGACGGGCTGCGACGGCGACAGCGCGGACATCTGCTCGGCCGTGAACACGCCCTCGCCGCGCTTCAGGATCGCCGGGACCTCGCCAGCGCCGAGGACCGGGCCGGTGCCGGTGTGAAAGCGCGGTGCCTCCCGCCAGATCGCCGCCGCCGCGGCTGCCGGGATGGCGCGGCGGAAGGTCGGCGCGCCGCCCACGATGCCACCCGAGTGGAAGGCTCCGACAATCTTCGCGCCGCCTGTGGCTGCGGCAGGCGTCGCGGCGGTTGGGCCCCCGAGGCCCAGCAGCGAGCCCAGGCCCGAGCTCAGGCTCTGCAGCGCGACCTGCGCCGCTTGCATCAGCGGCCTGGTCATCTGTTCCTCGATCAGGCGGCTCAGGATGCCGCTGGCCAGCCGCTGGACCAGCCCCATCACGCCGCCCTCCAGCCGGCGGACGCCGACGAGCGCATCCGCCATGGCGCGCGCGACGTCGCGGCCTGTCCCCTCGAACACGTCGCTCATGCGCTTAAAGAGCGTCTCTAGCCGCTCTGCGCTGTCGCCGGCGTCCCGGGTCTGGCGCGTTGCCGCCGCCAGCGCCTCCTTTGCTCGCAGCACCCCGCGCGCGAACAGCTCCGTGCCCTCCGCGCCCTCACCCAGGATCCGCCGCAGGCGCGCGATCTCGTCCGAGAAGATCTCCGTCGGCGTGCGCAGGCTCTCGACCAGCCGCGCGCGCTCTCTCTCGGCGGCGTTCGCCGCGCGCCCGCCACCCGTGCGGATGGCGTCGAGCTGCTCGCGGAAGTGCCGCTCCAGCGCCGCCCGGTCGCGCGCAGCATCCTCCGGCCGGATGACACCGAGCTGGACGGCCTGGTCGATGGCGTTGCTGTCGGCGGCGAAGCGCCGCTGGATCTCGAGCCGTCGGTCGAGGCGGTTCCGCAGCTCATCGATCGTGCGGCCGGATTCCTCGCGCGCGGCTTCGCCCCGGCGCGCCGCCGCGGCCTCCTCGTCGGCCCGTTCACGCTCCGCCGCCTCGGCCCGAAGCTGCGACAGGCGTTCCTCCGCGACGCGGAACTCCTCCTCCGCGCGGGCCAGCCTGGTGCGCGCAATCCCCCGCGCGCCGCCAGGTGCCGGGCTATCCTCCAGCCCCGCCATCGTGGCGCGCGCCTGGTCCAGCCGCTGCCGCGCCGCCGCGGCCGTGGCCTCTGCCGTCTCCAGCGGTGCGCCAAGGCCGCTCGATACCCGGACGCGATCGAGTGCGGACGCGATTCCCGCCAGCACGCTCGCCAGCGTGCGGCTGAGCCCGACCGCGCGATCCAGATCGCCCAGGAACCGCTGCGTCGATACGCCGAGGACCGCCAGGCCGCGCTCCATCGAGGGTGGCAGCCGCTCGAACTCCTCCCGCACCGATGCGGAGGCGCGGACGAGCGCCGGGATCACCGTGCCCGCCGTCAGCCGCCCTTCGGCCCCCATCTGCCGCAGCTGGCCGACCGACGCGCCAAGCTCCCGCGCCAGCGCGGCAGCGAGGTTCGGCATCGCCTCGAGCACCGACCGCAGCTCATCGCCCTGCAGTAGTCCAGACGCCAACCCCTGGCCAAGCTGGATGGTCGCCGACGTCGTCTCCTGCACGGTGGCGCCGGCGACGGTGCCGGCCTGCTGCAGCAGCTGCACGATCGCCAGGATGTCCGCCCGCGTCGCGCCGGCCTGGCTGGCAGCGATCGCGAAGCGCTGGAATGCGCGCGCCGCGTCCCGCGTGGCGACGCCCGTCTGCAGGCTCAGCCGGTACAGATCCCCGTAGACGTCCCGCGCTGCGTCGAGGCTGCCGGTCGCGACCTCGAGGCGGCCGATGGCCTGGGTCGCCTGGTCCCCCGCGCGCGCGATCGCCAGCAGCGCGGCACCGGCCGCGGCCAGGCGCAGCGTCGGCAGCACGGCCGCAGTCAGGCTGTCCGCGAGCCCGGCGACCGATCGGCCGGCGACGCCCGCCGCGCCGCCGAGGCCGCCGAGCGTGTCGCGCGCCCGGCCAGCGGCCCGGCCGAGCTGGTCAAGGCCGGCGGCCGCGTCGCGGCCCGCGCCCTGCGTCGCCGGCCCGAGCGCCTGCGTCGCGCGCTGTGCGCCGGCCACCTCGGCGCGCAGCTGGCTGGCATCCGCCCGGAGCCGCAGCGTGACCTGCATGTCGCCCGCCATGTCAGCGCCTCGCCTCGGCCAGGGCCGACAGCGCCGCGGCCTCCATCACCCGGATCCGCGACAGCAGATCCTCATCCAGCGGGACCGACAGCGCGGCGCAGACGACCGGCAGCGCGGCGTAGTCGAGCCCGACCTCGATCCCTGCCATTCCCGCGCGCCGCCACTGCGTCGCCATCGCCGCCATGACGCGCACCGCCGCCCAGTTTTCCGGCCAGATGGCGAGGCCCGGCCGTGGCTTCGCGACCGCGCCGACCGCACCGAGCGCCCGCATTTCCGCCGCGCGTTCATCCCCGGCCGGCGCGCCCGCGACGAGCGCGCGCGCGGCCTCCGTCAGTTTTTTCGCGCACCCGCACCGCTGACGGCGTCGGCATAGGCCTGGGCGAGCCCGACCAGGATGAACGGGATGTCCAGCAGGTCGGCCAGCGTCGCGGCGCTGAAGGGCACGGGGTTGGCGGCCTCGTCCAGGACGCCCTCCCAGCCGACGACGGCCTCGGCCATCAGCTCCGCCGGGCGGCGGCTGATATCCTCGACGAGGCTCTGCGGCAGCACCCGGAAGCGGGCCGTGAAGCCCTGCG